TGGTCATCACTCTGCACACATACATTGGAATCAACACGTATCAGGTTTTTATTTTTTAAAGTGTAGCGATAAAACATCATACCCTATATTTCATGAACCAAGAACCGGTGCTAGAGCTACAAAATTAAAAATGAAACCTAAACAAAAAGGAATATTACCGGGTAATGATACTATTCATGTTCAACCCGTTCCCGGAACTTTTGTAATATTTCCAGGGTTTTTAGAACATGAATTTGTTTTAGATCACGGCAAATCTCCGTTTAGATTTATTCATTGGAATATTCAAGCTATTCCAAAAGAGGCAGCCAAGGACAAGTGATGACTCCAGTATGGTTTCCTAATGTAGGATATTTAAGAAAAAAACTTTCAAGTGAAACTCTTAAAAGATTACAAAAATATATAAAAAATAAAACGACAAAAGCAAATAAAACTTTAGCGGGTAATATAAAAGGTTCTTACGATTTAATAGATAAAGATAATTGGTTTTTTAATAGAGAATTAATTCCTCTTATTTCAGAATACGATAAAATTTTTGATCAAAAACAAGTTATTCCTACTTTATTAACTAATGACTGTAAATTTACACTCAATAAATTTTGGGTAAACTATCAAGCTAAAAATGAATTTAATCCTCTGCATGATCATAGCGGAATTTATTCTTTTGTTATTTGGATGCAAATCTCTTCTGATTATAAAAAAGAAATTGAATTACCTTTTATAAAACATTGTAATACTAAAAACCCTAATTCTTTTCAGTTTGTATACACTGATGCTTTAGGAAAAATAAGATACCACAATTATAAATTAGATCCTTCCTATGAAGGAACAATGTTATTTTTTCCTGCTCGAATGAACCATCAAGTATACCCACATTATTTATCTAATAAAGATAGAATTAGTATTTCTGGAAACATAAGCATAGACCCTAATCAACCTATATGATTATTAGAATTGATAACTTTATAGACCAAGAACAATGTAGTAATTTGATTAATTATTTTAATAATAATTTAAACAATACTAAAAAATATAGAGACACAATAACTTTAAGTTATAGAGATTTTTATATTTTCCATAAACTACAAACTCAATTTAATTTTCAAGATTTTAGTAATACAGATAATATGGAAATTGTATTATGGAACAAAGGATCTAAAATGGATCTACATACAGACAAAGGAGATAAATTAAGTTTTATTATATATCTTAATGATAACTATACCGGTGGAGAAACAACTATTGATGATATTACTATAAAACCTAAAACCGGTAGATTAGTATTATTTAGTAATGGTCACTATCTTCATAAAGTAAATAAAATTAAAACAAATAAAAGATATACGTTAATTGGTTGGTATAAATGATAAAGATTATTAATAATTGTGTGTCTCAAAAAAATTTAAAACATTTTGATAAATTAATAGATGATAAACAATTTGCTTTATTTTTAACAATAAAATCTGCTGTAGGTAAAAAATGCAATCCTACTTTCGAACATTGTGTTGTTAAAGTGCCAGAACTTAGAGAAGATAAATTAGGAATTAATTCTGGTTTTTATGATTTGTTTAAAAATATATTTGATGAATTTTGTATTAAAAATAAAATTCAATATAGTGAGATATATAGATGTAGTATAAATGTTACCATGGCAATTAATGAAGGTAAACTTAAGTCCCATATCCATACCGATCATCCTTATAAACATAAGAGTCTTTTAATATATTTAAATAGTCCTGATCCTAAATCTAGAACTATATACATTGACAATAAAAAAAAGAAATATATTATACATCCTAAAAGGAATAAAGGTGTACTTTGTGATGGGTATAAACATTATTACTACTATCCTAAACACGGATATAGAATAGTTTTAATTTATACATTTATATGAGTTTTAAAAAAAATAAATACGTTATTATAAAAAATGTTATTACTAATGATTTAGCTATTTTTTTAGCTAATTATTTTAGAATAAAAAAACAAGTTTATGATACTTGTAGACAAGCAAAATATATATCTCCGTTTGAAACCGTTCTTGGATATTATGAAGGAGAAGAAGATCAAATTCCTAATACCTTCGCTGCTTATTGTGATATAGCTATGGATACCTTATTATTAAAATGTCAGCCTGCAATGGAAAAAGCAACAGGTCTTAAATTATATCCAGGCTATACTTATGCTAGAATGTATAAAAAAGGTGACGAATTAAAAAGACACAAAGATAGATTTAGTTGTGAGATATCAACTACTTTAAATTTAGGGGGAGATGACTGGCCAATATATTTAGAACCATCTGGAGAGATAGGTAAGAAAGGTATTAAAGTAGATTTAAAACCAGGAGACATGTTAGTTTATTCTGGTTGTGAGCTAGAACATTGGCGAAACAAATTTAAAGGTAAGGAATGTATTCAAGTATTTTTACATTATAACAATGTAAAAACTAAAGGCGCTAAACAAAATATTTTTGACAGTAAAAGACACATCGGACTTCCACAATATTTTGTAACAAAAAAATGAAACACTTTATAAAGAAGCATTTAACAGAAGTTAAATGGCCTTCTCCTGCTGACGACTGGGATGTCGAGGGTGTATTAAAAGACCGATTAAATCAAAATTTTAAATATGATTTAAGACCAATCAAAAATAATATGAAGATTGGGCATTTTAAAACTAAAGCAGAAAAGATAGTTTTTGATATAAATCATCAATATATTATCGTAGACGTAGAGGAATTACACCAATATTTAAAAGAGAATAAAGTAAACGAAGTCAATTTAGGGGACTTGTTATCCAAGCTCGACTGGAATATAATACTACCAAAAATTTAAAAACCTTATATTATAACAATATGGCACTCAAAAAAGTCAAATTTGCAGCAGGTTTTAACAAACAAAGTGTTCCCTCCGCTCTTCCTGGTCAATGGGTTGATGGGGATTTTGTTCGTTTTAGATATACGGCTCCTGAAAAAATAGGGGGTTGGACTCAACTTACGCAAGCTAATCACACATTGCCTGGTGCAGCTAGAGCTCAATTAGCTTTTACTAGTTTACAAGGTGAACGATATACTGCTATCGGAACTTCTCAAGGTTTGTTTTTATATTATGGAGAAGCTTTTTATGACATCACTCCATTAGACACAGCGATTACAGGAGCTACATTTGATACTTTTTCTAGTCAAAATAATGTCACTGTAAATAAGGTAGGTCATGGATTAGAAATTGGAAGATACGTAACTTTTACATCAGTCACTCCTCCGACCGGATACGTAGCAACAGATTTTACTGAAGGTGCTTTTGAAATATTAACTGTTCCAAATGCAGATACTTTTACTATTCAAATGAGAGTCAATGCTAGCGGTGCTGCTTCTGCTTCAGGATCAGCCAGTATTAATCCGTATGTTCAGGTAGGGCCAACGTTTCAAACGAAAGGTTATGGTTGGAGCACATATTTATGGGGCGACTCTACATGGGGAACTGAACGATCAACAAGTAATGTAACTCTAGATCCAGGTAATTGGTCATTAGATAATTTTGGAGAAGTTTTAATTGCAACTGTATTTAATGGTAAAACTTTTACGTGGGACGCAGGAGCTACCAATCCACGGACTATAAGAGCTTCACAGTCGACATCTGGTTTTTCTACATCTGCTAATCCTACAAAA